GTAGAAGAGGTGTAGTTGAGGAGAGTGAAATGATTGATTGTACGTACAAAGTTGTTCCAAAATACGAAATCCATTATGCATCGGGTGCCCCTGGTTCTTGTGCCAAAAGTCAAATGAAATGTCGCGAGTATTTTATCTCTCATGCTACAGTAGTAGTACTAGAGCGCTTATTCTTTATGTTCCGCCATTTTATTAATAGGGGAAACGCAATAAGAATAGGGATGACGTGGTTTTTTGGAGGAGCATATCGTTTCTATAAGTACATGAAACGATGTCTCGGTATGACTTATGATGATGGGGACTTCTCAAAAATTGATAAGACTATTAAAGCGATCTTGCTAGCCCTTCATATTCAATCAGGAGTCATGTATCTAGACTTCTTTAAGATGGCACCCGAAGATGTCCTTTGTTACAAAACAGCACTTAAAATACTTACAAAAATTAGAATAGTGAAAGTAACTCGTATGGACGGAAATAATTGGGTAGTTGTCAAAGGAGTCATGCCGTCAGGAATTTTTGAGACCAGTGATGGGGATTCATGGTGTGTTTTGTTCCTCCTTTGCTGCTGGATAGAACATTTGCGTGCAACTGATCACCATGCGTGTACGGCAATCGATTTCTATTTTTTTACAGAGTGGGTGATTGCCATCTATGGAGACGATCATTTGCAAGGGATAGGACCTCATCTTCGACAGTTTATGAGCGAGTATGGATTTGCTGAATATTGCTCCGAATTTTGGGATATGAAGATTCGAGAAATCAGAGTGAACCTCCCGCTCCTAACAACTCTGCATCATGAGCGGTTAACTGTAGTAGATGCAGATGGTAAAACGGTGACAGTTAATCATTGTACGGACTATGCGGTACAGGAAGGTGCTATTTTCTTGAAGAGATCTTTAATTCTTCGTCCTCCACACCTTCCCCAGCAGTGTGCTCCAGTAGTTGCATGGAAACCGGCATGGCACCATTTTGTTCGTATCCCCTATTCTGCGGAAGGAAAGATATCTTGGTCCCGTGTTTTGTGTTCTACGATGGGGCACGCTTGGGACTGTCAAGCAACAAATCTCCATGCTTTTGAAGAATTGCAGTTTTTTTATAATGAATTGGTTACCTATTTAAATCTTACTGCGGATGGAGTGCGAGATATGATAGAAGAAGAATTTAAGAATGAAAGGGTCAAGACTCGCATGCTAACAAAGTTAGGAATAGATCGTCAATCATTTTATCGATTTCCAACGCTCTCACAACTTATTGAATATCATATTGAGAGTGATAGATGCGAGTATAAGGTCAACCCAGATTCAGCGTTTGATCGCAAGCAATTTGAGGA